TATGGTCAAGCATGAGATGGCCGAGATGGGCATGAAGAAGGGCGGCTACGCTTCTGGCGGTATGCCGATGGTTATGAAAGACGGGAAAAAAGTTCCCGCTTTTGCAGCCGACGGTCAAGGAAAAATGAAGGCTGGCGGCATGGCCAAGAAGATGATGGGCGGCGGCATGGCCTATTCTGCCGGCGGATACACACGCGCAGCTGACGGTATTGCCAAGAAAGGCAAGACTAAAGGCGCTCAAGTCCGCATGATGGGCGGCGGGAAGTGCTGACATGGCTGAATCTTTTCAGGACATGAAAGACGAGGCCAAGCGTAAGCGTATGGGTAAGGCGTTTGACGACGCAACTTACCTATCTATGGGCACAAAACGTCCGCCAGCACCTAAACCCAGAACGCCAGTAATGGCAGATGAGTTTCAACGTGGGAAAGAAGCTGGTCCAGAACCGCAGCCGATGCCGCCTCGAGACATGATGACGCCGACGCTTGAAGAAGAAGCACGTATGCGTGAGCAGGTTAAAGACGAGCGCATGATGCGGCGCATGGGCGAGGAGTATGACAAATCTGCTCCGCGCAGCATGAAGCGTGGGTTAGCAAAAGGTGGCGCTGTTAGTTCCGCTTCTAGTCGAGCTGATGGCTGTGCTCAGCGAGGTAAGACCAAGGGCAGGTTTGTATGAAAAAACGTAAATTTGCTGAAGGCGGGTATTCTGGTTCAATACCTCCGGGATTTTTAGAGCCGTTTCCGATGCCTTTTCCTATGCCTTCCCCGTCCCCCGGAGGAAGCACTGCTCCGTCGTCTTCAGGAGGCGGAACGGCTCGGGATGGTTTGAGTACGGTAAGGGAAGGCGCTCAAGTTGTTGGCGGTGCGCTTGATGATATCCAATCGCGTATAGGCGGTGGTGGTGGGCTGGGTAGTATGGCGCGGTCCACCGGGATGACGATGAAAAAAGGTGGCGCTGTAAAAGGTTACGCCAAAGGTGGAATGGTTGGGTCTGCATCTAAACGGGCAGATGGCTGCGCTCAGCGCGGTAAAACCAAAGGAAGGATTATTTAAAATGTTTATGAGACGACGCCTCTTTGCTCCTCCCCCGCCGCGGATGCAAACCGTTACAGGCAGGAAAACCGGGCCTAGTCCTGCAAACGCCAGCTTGCAACAAGACGCTGTGCAACAGCAGAAAGATGCGCAAACACAACGAGCGGCTGCTGATCAACTGCAACAGCAGAAAGATGCGCAGATCGCGTCAAGCCTGCCCAGAATGTCTCCGTCAATCGGGCGAATGTCCCCGTTTAAAAGCGGTGGCGCTGTCAAAGGCTATGCTAAAGGCGGAGCAGTTAGCTCTGCTTCGCGGCGCGCTGATGGTGTTGCTCAACGGGGCAAAACGCGCGGCAAACTTATCTAAGGCGTAAACGTTTACACTTGGAGGTATTGCAAATGCTAGCTTCACGTGGCATGGGTGCTATCAATTCATCCAAAATGCCTAAGCCAAAGCGTAAACAGCGGCGGGATGATACTGCGTTCTATGAGTACGCAGAGGGCGGTGAAGTAAAGTCCAAAGTCAACGAGGCTGGAAACTATACGAAGCCGGGGATGCGTAAGACGTTGTTTAACCAGATCAAGGGTCAGGCTACGCAAGGTACTGGCGCAGGGCAGTGGAGCGCGAGAAAAGCACAACTGCTAGCAAAAAAGTACAAAGCCGCTGGCGGCGGCTATCGTGACTAAAGCTCCGCAACAGTCGCTCAAAGATTGGGGTAGCCAACGTTGGCGGACCAAAAGCGGAAAGCCCTCCTCCAAAACGGGTGAGCGATATCTTCCAGAAGCAGCGATCAAGTCTTTGAGCCCTGCTGAATACGCGGCAACTACGAAAGCTAAAAGAGCAGGCAAGGCAAAAGGTAAACAGTTTGTAGCCCAGCCTAAAGGCATAGCTCAGAAGACTGCGAGATTTAGATGACCACCTCTGGTACCACGGCGTTTAACTTAGAGTTTACCGACATTGCCGAAGAGGCGTGGGAACTTGCTGGGCGCGAGATGCGTTCTGGTTATGACCTGCGTACTGCTCGGAGGTCGATGAATCTGCTTACCATTGAGTGGCAGAACCGTGGTATTAACATGTGGACGATTGAGCCGGGGATCATTACGTTGACCGCGGGGCTTAGCACATACGCTCTTCCTTTGGATACGATTGACCTGCTCGAGCACGTCATCAGGACTGGTCAGAATACGGCATCGACACAAGCAGACCTGAATATCACGCGGATCAGTGTGTCAACGTATGCCACGATCCCGAACAAGCTTGCATCAGGTCGGCCTATTCAGGTGCTGGTCAATCGCCTGTCTGGAGCGGTGTCGCCTACGTCGTCCACTCTTAACGGTGCTTTGTCATCAACGGCTACAAGTATTCCGTTGAATACGGTAGTTGGCCTGCCGGGGTATGGGTTTATCCGAGTTGATAGCGAAGACATCTTCTATCAGTACATCAGTGGCAACACGCTGATGGGGGTGGCTCGAGGGCAAAACAATACGACTGCTGCCTCTCATCTCACAGGTGCAGCGGTCTACAATCCGAACCTCCCGTCAGTAACAGTCTGGCTGGTCCCCGATAACACACAGACCTATCAGTTTGTGTACTGGCGTATGCGCAGAATCCAAGACGCTGGCAATGGTCTTGAGACTGGAGATTTGAACTTCCGTTTCTTGCCGGCGTTGACCGCAGGGCTTGCGTATCGGATTGCTTCCAAGACGCCTGAACTAGCAAGTCGAGTTGAGATGTTGAAGTCGCAATATGATGAACAGTTCAACCTAGCAGCTGGCGAGGATCGAGAGAAAGCAGCAGTACGGTTTGTTCCACGTCGGTACTACCTTGGCAGTAGCGGTGCATAATGGGTAACAGATTTGCCAGTGGCAAGATCGCTATCGCCATGTGCGATAGATGTGGGTTTCGCTTTCGTTTGCGCGACCTTCAAAAACTGATTATTAAAACCAAACAGATCAACTTGTTGGTCTGTTATGAGTGCTGGGATCCGGATCAACCGCAGTTGCAATTGGGTATGTATCCTGTAGACGACCCGCAAGCGTTGCGAAATCCGCGCAGAGACACGACGTATGTCACTGCGGGTGTAAACGTTGACGGCAACCCCACTGGTGGATCAAGAGACATTCAATGGGGCTGGAATCCTGTTGGCGGGGCCAGTGCTAACGATGCGGGGCTGACACCAAACTATTTGGTAGCGGTTACGTCTGTTGGTACTGTTACGATAGTGACAACTTAGGAGTTATCATGGACGCAAAAAAAGCGGTGCATAAGCATGAAGCAAACATGCACCCGGGTAAAACACCCACCAAGTTTGCCAAGGGTGGGAAAACAAATCTTCAAATGAAGCAGCTGGGGCGTGGTCTGGCGAAGGTTGCTAACCAGAAAAAGTCTTCGTTCACGTATAAAAAATCCGCTCGGGGGATGTAATGAAGAAAGATCCTAATCAGCCCAAACCTGCCCCGAAGGTAGACTTGAAAAACTCAGGCTACCCGGAGAAGAACGTCAAGACCACGGGCGTTAAAATCCGTGGCACTGGGGCGGCCACTAAAGGTGTAATGGCTCGGGGACCGATGGCGTGAACTACACTGAGTTGTCAGCTAATGTTCAGGACATTGTTGAGAATACTTTCACCAATGACCAGATGGCTATGCTTGTTAAGCAGGCTGAGCAGAAGATCTATAACACTGTTCAGATTGCTAACCTGCGTAAGAACGTCTATGGACAATTGACTGCTGATAATCAGTATCTATCGGCTCCTACGGACTTTTTGTCTGTTTATTCTCTGGCGGTTATTACCAACGGTGATACCAGCACCGGCACCTACGCTTATCTTCTAAACAAAGACGTTAACTTCATCCGCGAAGCGTATCCGGCGCCTAATTCCAAGGGCGTACCGAAGCATTACGCCATCTTTGGCCCTCAATCAAATTTAGAGACGGAACTGTCATTCATCGTTGGTCCGACGCCGGATAGCGCGTATTACGTTGAGCTTCACTATTACTACTATCCGGAATCTATCGTCACTGCCGGAACTACGTGGTTGGGCGATAACTTTGACTCCGCGCTTTTGAACGGTACTGTTCTAGAAGCCGTACGGTTCTTGAAAGCGGAGCAGGATCAGTTTGCTGCTAATGGTGAAATGTACACGCAGGCGTTGGCGCTCCTTAAAAATCTTGGGGACGGCAAACAGCGTATGGATGCTTATCGTGACGGTCAGGTAAGGAATCCGGTTAAATGATTCTCCAGACCCAGACTACAAGCTTTAAAGCAGAGTTGTATGAGGCTATTCACAACCTGCTAACGGACACGCTGAAGCTTGCGCTTTATACTGCTGAAGCTAACCTTGACGAGTCAACAACTGTCTACACGACGGCCAACGAGATCACGGGCACGGGGTACAGCGCAGGTGGAAACGTAGTAACCGGGGTGACAATTAGCAGCAGCGGGTTTACTGCATGGGTGACGTTCAATAATGTCTTATGGGTTCCCGCTGCGTTTACTACTCGGTGTGCGTTGTTGTACAACACAAGCAAGGCAAACCGATCTATCGCTGTTTTGGACTTTGGTTCAGATAAAACCTGCATCAACACGTTTGAAGTACAGATGCCGGGGAATACGGCTACAACGGCTTTGATCCGTTCCAGCAATTTGAGGTAAATCATGGAAGAACGCGCAAAAGCGACCGGCAAGTACATCGTCGAATGTTTTGATAAAGACGGTAATCTTAAGTGGACGGCAGAGACACCTAACCTTGTAGTTAACGTCGGTCTTCAGTACATGGCCGGAACCGCTCTTACGTCTACCGCACAGATTACTACGTGGTACATCGGTTTGTATGGATCTGGGTCTACCAATAGCCCTGCCGCTGGCGATACGATGTCTTCTCATGCAGGGTGGACGGAAGTAACGGACTATACGGAAGCTACTCGCCCTGCTGCTACGTTCGCTGCTGCTACCAACGCAAACCCCTCTGTTGTTACGAACACGGCTAGCAAA